ATACAACTTCATTTAAAGATTGTAAAGATGCAAATGAATATTTACTTAAATACGGAGCTCCTTCTTTAGTTAAAGTTATTGATGCAGCAAGTCCAGTACCATTAGAAAACGTAACAACTTTTAAAGATATTGAAGGCGATGTTGTAGACTTTGTTGAAAACGGTTTCAAACCTGGATTTCAAATAGGCTTACGTAATTTTGACAATATATTTTCTACATACACAGGGCAGTTTATAACTGTTACAGGTATTCCATCATCTGGTAAATCAGATTTTGTAGATCAGATGGTTATAGGTTATAATCGGCAACACAGTTGGAAGACGGCTTTTGCTTCACCTGAAAATGCCCCCACATATTTACACGCTCATAAGTTAATGAGAAAAGCTTGGCAAGGTATGCCATCAAGAAAAGATATAGGTACAGATAAATGGGAACAAACAACAGAATATATAAACGATAACTTTTATTTTATCGATATGGAGCGTTATACATTAGATTCAGTATTAAAAAAAGGTGGTGAACTTGTAAAACGCAAAGGTATTAAATGTTTAGTTATAGATCCATTTAATAAAGTAAGAGATTTAAACACCAATAACGGTGATGTTAATGTTTATACATTAGAATATTTAACTAAGATTGAAATGTTTGCTAAAAAATATGATGTATTAGTTGTTATAGTTGCCCACCCAACTAAAATGTATAAGGATTCAAACGGTAAAATTGAAGAGCCTACAATGTATAATATTAAAGGTGGAGGTGAATGGTATGATGCTAGTTATCATGGTTTATTAGTTCATAGAGACTATGAAAAGAAAACAACAAAGGTTAAAGTGTTAAAAGTTAAGTTTCAAAATTTAGGTGAAAATGGTGCTGAATGTTTCTTCACTTGGGAACCTAAATCTGGTTGTTATATACCGCATTCAGAACCTATACCAGAAAACACTATAATGCCTTGGGAGTAGTACGTAACAAATACGATAATAAAAAGATAATATGGCAGGAACAATAAGTGCAATGGATATAGGTAGGAAGAGAAAGAAAAGTATCATGGGTACTTACTTTCCTACAGCTAAAGAAAGAGCGGCAAATGATTTTTGTATTAAAAATAATATAAGAATTTCTTACTCTCCAATTTCCACAGGTGTTGCTCCTAAAGAATGGCACATATCAATTATTATTGGGCCATATAAGAAAGGTGAAAAACCTAACTTGTCGCCAGAATCTTATGGCGCTAATGAATGTAAGAAAATGATGTATAAAACATGTATATACTATTATGACAAATATAGAAACTGAATACACAGGTTTAATATCCGGTATATTACATGGAGGTAAACCTAAAGCAGATAGAACAGGGACAGGTACAAGAGCTGTGTTCGGTAGAATGTTGTATCATGACATGAAAGCCGGATTCCCTATATTAACTAAAAAGAAAATTATATTTAATCATGCAAAAACAGAATTATTTTGGATTGTCGAAGGTCGAAGCGACTTGGATTATCTTATTGATAACGGTGTCAAGTATTGGATTCCTGATTATCAAAGATCTGGTAGGACTGATAGAAAACTTGGTCCCGTATACGGTCACCAGTGGCGCCATGCTAATGGCATTGATCAATTACAAATGGTGCTACAGGAGCTTAGGGAAAATCCCACCAGTAGACGACTCATGGTTTCCGCTTGGAACGTTCATGATCTTCACGATATGGTACTCCCTCCTTGTCATTATAACTTCCAGTTATTTTATAACGATGGTAAACTGGACTTAATGTGGCAACAAAGAAGTGCAGATGTATTTCTTGGATTACCATATGATATAACTATGTATGGCTTGTTATTAGAAATGATAGCAGAAGGAGCTGGTTATAAACCTGGAACTCTTATTGCTAGCTTAGGTGATTGTCATTTATATAATAATCATTTAGAACAAGCTGAAGAGTATATTGCCGCAAAGCAATATGATTTACCTAAACTTAAAATGAGTTGGGGTGGTATTAAATTAAGAGAAGGTGCAAATGATTTTGTATTCATTCCTAATAAAGATACTATAACATTAGAAGGATATAACCACAGTCCTATAATTAAAGCAGAATTATCTGTAGGAAAATAAAACAATATGGAAGAAATATATTATATTTACCACATACCTAATAAAAAAATCGGCGTAACACGTGATTTAAATAATAGAGTTACGCTTGTGCAAGGCTATAAGCTTGGAGAGTATGAAGTTCTAGATTCTTCGTCTGATATTAATTACATATCAAAGCGAGAAATAGAGCTTCAAAAGTTTTATGGGTATAAAGTTGATAGAACATTATATAAAAATTTAGTAAATAAAAAAATGAAAATAAATGCAACAGAACAAACCTCGACTTTCCCTTGCAAAAAGTCTAAACTTAAATCTATACTAAACAAAAACATAGGGGTAAAATGGCAAACACCTTTAGGTGAATTTGAAATAACAACAGAAGCAATTGAATGGATGGTGGCTAACTCATACAAGTCTATGTATGACAATACCAGAACTTACATTTATAACAAAGCTTTTTATGAAGCATTTTTAGCAAAGCCTACTCATAACAATGTAGAAATATTTGACTTAATAAGACAATGGGCTAAAGAAAAAGGTATCTTAGATAAAGGAGATCCTAAAACACAATTAATAAAATTATATGAAGAAACAGGGGAATTATCGCAATCCCTTCTTAACAATGATAAAGAAGGTATTATCGATGCTATTGGTGATAGCGTTGTTGTTCTTACTAATCTTGCCGAGCTCAACGGTGTTTCAATTGAAACTTGTATGCAGTTTGCTTATGATGAGATTTCTGGTAGAACTGGGAGAATGGTAAACGGAACATTTGTAAAAGACTAATATGGAAATAAGAGATAAGATTATAGAATCAGTAGTAAAAAAGTTTATTAACAGATCTGATGTAGGTTATAAAAAGTACGGTGTTACTTTACATAAAGATGACCAAACCTTAGATACATGGCTTCAACATATACAGGAAGAATTAATGGATGCTGTCAACTATATAGAAAAAACAAGACAGGTATTAAAAAGTGAAATAGAAGAATGTTATTTAAGAGATCTTAAAGCAAAAGAATAATGTTTTATAAAAGGAAGAAAGCCCCTGGTAGGAAAAAAAAGGGGCCAGTCCAGTCTAAAAAAATTAGTTATGAGGGGCATAACTTTGCATCAGGGCTGGAGAAGTATATGTATATGGCTTTACAGAAAGCAAAGATTAAAGCTAAATACGAAGGTGAAACTTTTGTACTATTAAATGGATTTCATTTTGAAAATGAAGTTTATGAAAGACAAGCTAACTCAAAGGGGGAATTTATAAACAGAGGAGAAAAAAGAATACTGCCAATAAAATACACACCTGACTTTATAGGTGATGATTTTATAATTGAAACTAAAGGTAGGCCTAATGAATCATTTCCTATTAGGTGGAAGTTATTTAAAAAATTAGTTACTGAGCAGTTCCCAAGTTATATACTTTTTAAACCACAAAATCATAAAGAATGCGACAGAGTAATAGAAATTCTGAAAAACAAAAGAAAGTAGCTAGGTTAAAATATAAAGAACGTCAAATTGAAAAGCATATTAAATGGGCCGTTAATAGAGGATTTCTTAGGTGGAAAGAACTTATGGAAATTCACAATAAATATAATATAAAAGTATATGAGTAGAGTTTGGAGAATATCTATAGGTTTATATCCAGGAATACTTATAGGAATTAGATCTTATGATCTAGATGAAGTAGTATCACACGTGTTGTATTTACCATTTGTGGATATAGCTTTAGAAATAGTTAAACAAGAAAAAGAAAATTAATATGGGATTATTTGACAATAGGATACCTTATAAACCTTTTGAGTATCCAGTATACTACAATGAAGGTTGGTTACCAATTATGCAAGCCTTTTGGTTACACACAGAAATACCAATGCAAGGCGATGTAAAAGATTGGAACGAAAGATTAACGCCCTCTGAAAAGAATTTAGTGGGTAATATATTATTAGGATTTGCACAAACTGAATGTGCTGTTTCTGATTATTGGACACAAAACGTTGTAGGTTGGTTTCCTAAACATGAAATTCAACAAATGGCAATGGCTTTTGGCTCAAATGAAACAGTACACGCTGTAGCATATAGTTATCTTAATGAAACTTTAGGTCTTGAAGACTTTGAAGCATTTTTACACGAGCCTGCAACAGCAGCAAGATTTGATAATTTAGTTGCTTACGAAGGAAAAGACCCAGTGGGTATTGCAAAAAGTTTAGCTGTATTCTCTGCGTTCGCTGAAGGTGTATCTTTATACTCTGCATTTGCAGTGCTATATAGTTTTCAATTACGTAATTTACTTAAAGGAGTAGGTCAACAAATGAAATGGTCTGTAAGAGATGAATCATTACATTCTAAAATGGGTTGTCAGTTATTCAGGCATATGTGTGAAGAGTTACCTAATTTAAAAGAAGAATGTAAAGAGCATGTATTGGAAGCTGCTGATACGATGTTAGATCTTGAATTAAAATATATTGACAAAATGTTTGAACAAGGTGATATAGAAAATTTAAAAAAGGAAGATTTAAAAAACTTTATAAGGAAAAGAGCAAATGAAAAAATCGTTGAGCTTGGTTACACAGAAGAAGCAAATCATTTCGGATTTGATGCAGCCAGTGCTAGTGTTTTGGATTGGTTTTATCATCTTACTGGAGGTGTTACTCACACCGATTTTTTTGCTATCAGACCTACTGATTATTCTAAAGCAAATGAAGGTGAAGACTTTGAGGATATTTGGTAGTTTATTACTATTAGCTTTAATAAGCTGTAGTAAAACAGAAGTTGAGTGTAACTCAAAAATAATTGAGGCGTATGCTATTGAAAAATGCAATGGCCAAACACCTAACGGGGAGTGTATAAATGAAGTAGTTCACTTAATAACTACATCTTGTGGAATTAAATAATAAATATGAAAGAATCAGAATTAATTATAATGAGAAAAAAAATAGAGCAGCTTGGAGGATTAATGCAAGGTGTTCTTCAGGAATTAAATAATCTTAGAGATCTATCTGTAGGCACGTTAGAAACTGTAAAAAGATTACCTGGATATAAAAAAGCAATAACAAAATTAACTAAAGAATTAAAAGAAAAACAAGAAGATGTGGAATAATGATTGGAAGAAAGGCGTAGACTACCCCTCCTGGGGCGATACGGACGTATATAAGAAGACTATAGCTGGTGGTTATCTATTACAAGGCGAATCACCTAAAGACGCTTACAGGAGAGTTTCTAACGCAGTTGCTAGAAGATTGTATAAACCTGAACTTGCAGATAAGTTTTTTGATTATATATGGAAAGGGTGGCTTTGTTTAGCTTCGCCTGTATTATCTAATACTGGAACTGACAGGGGTTTACCTATTAGTTGTTTTGGTATTGATGTTGCTGATAGCATTATGGATATAGGTAATAAAAATCTTGAAATGATGTTGCTTGCAAAACACGGTGGCGGTGTTGGCCTCGGCGTAAATATGATTAGACCAGCAGGTGCTACCATTGCAGGCAACGGAACTTCAGATGGTGTTGTACCATTTTGTAAAATATATGATTCAACTATATTAGCTACTAATCAAGGATCGGTTAGAAGAGGTGCAGCATCTGTTAATATAAACATTGATCACCCTGATTTTTTAGATTGGTTAGAAATAAGAGAACCTAAAGGCGATGTTAATAGACAGTCTTTAAATTTACATCAATGTGCAGTTGTTGGTGATAAGTTTATGAGAAGACTCGATGAAGGACAACCAGAGGCAAGAAAAAAATGGAGTAAACTATTACAGAAAAGAAAAGCTACAGGTGAACCTTATATAATGTTTAAAGGAAATATTAATAAAGTAAATCCTAAAGCTTATAAAGCGAATAGTTTAAAAGTTCATATGACTAATATATGTTCTGAGATTACACTACATA